GCATCTAACTCTGCCGCATGTTCTAGATCCATCTGCTTATTCTGTGTATCGCTACTATTAAATGGATCCTGTAGCTGAAGGGTCATTGATTGCATCCTTCTATCACCTTGCCGACTTGCCAAGGCATAATTCTGCTTAGTTATCTCAAGGGTCATCCTCTCCTCAAGACCTATTTGCTTATACTGCCGTTCAAGCTCCTTTTGCCTTAGTTCAGCCTTGCGAGCTAAAATATCAACTTGAATCTGAGCTGATTCTCTAATGAATTTTGCCTCTTCAGCAGACTTAGCATCCGCCAATGCAATGCCAACTTTGTGATTTAATATTTGTTTCTCTAAATTGAATATCATAAGCAATTCCTTACTTTCTTTCTCTATGCCTGCTTTAGGTCCACCTTTAAATGCAGCTTCCGATATGCCAAGCCTTCTGGATTCTATATCATTATTAATGACACCAATAGCAGCTCTATCGGTAGCTTTAACCTGATTGCGTAAGTCTGATGCTGCTTTTGCAGCTGCTCGTTGCTGCTCTCTTTCAAGTCTTGCTGCGTCTTGCTTGGCTTTAAGTTGCGCAGTTTCTATATCAAGCCCCAATTGCTTCTCTTTATTTCTCTTTATCTGAATAGCCAACGCTTTCTCGTCTATATTATCCCCAGCCCTTTGTATGGCAAGATTGTGCTGAAGTGCAATTGCTTCTTTCTTCCTCTTCACTACAGCTTTATCCAAAAGATCATCATTCTTACCCATCAGGGCATTCTCATTCTTAAGTAGATCTAACTTTGTTTTTTGTAATTCAGCTAGCTTGGCTAGATTCTTATCTTGTTCAGCCTTTGCTTTCGTCCGTGCATCATCTGCAGCTGTACTATCAGGCTGGTACTTAGTTATTCGACCTAATCCCTGCATAAGCGGGTTTGCAACGGGGAGAAGCAAATTACCAGCAAAATTCATCCCCATCGATACAGCAGTCTTATACTCATCACTGGTAGCACCATCCTTACCGCCAAGGAGAGCCATTGCTTTCGCTACAGCTAAAATCGCTGGTAACATACTTCCAACTAACTGAGCATGTAGTTCACCTGAAGCCTTGGTTATCTCCTTATTAGCTTCTGCTATCCCTGCTAGCTGATTTACTGCATCAGGACCAATCTGAGTACCTATCTCTTCAAAGATAAGCTTCTGTGCATCATATACCCTGCCTGCTTTCTCTAATGATGCTACGTTCTTTTTAAGCTTGTCGGAAGCTTGTACCCCGACAGTACCCATAGCCTGTAGCGCTGCTGTAGGCTTATCTAAAGCTGCAGCAAAAGTAGTTATAGACTTAACAAAATCATCAATCACCTGGCCAATAGCACCACCTAAAATCTGACCACCAAAACCAGGACCAGCAAAAGAACCAGCCAAGCTACCAGCGATAGAACCCGTACCAGCACCAAACATCATCGGGAAGCCAACACCCAACATCAGACTTTCCATCCTCTTACTCATTGCCTTCTTGGCTAAAGGGCTACCCCTGGTGCCTTCATTACCTAATATCGGTGATGATGGATAGTTTGTCTTACCGGCTCTACCAGTTAGGGCAAAGTGCCTATCAAAATTGCTAGCCATTTCAGGACCAATAGGTCTGTCATACTGATTACCATGATGTGTATATCCTTTTATTCGTTCACGCGCTTTAAGAACCCGATCAAAATCTTTAATATAAAAATCATTAACAGCCTTAGCCATTTTAAGGTCTGTCTTTAACTCTCTAGCTGCTGTATCCCTGATCCTCTTTAATTCAATCTGTTCTTTCCGTTGTTCTATCATCTCATGATTCTTTAATCCTTTAAGAGCTGCTGCTTCCTCTGCCTTGGCAGCTACATTTATAGCCTTAATTGATGCATCTAATTTTACTTTCTCTACTTTGGCAACCTCCTTTAATGCTTTAGGACTCTGTGGAAACGCAATCCCACCACTAACAGGACTTGACGTAGCATTCCTGATCTGCTCCTGATGCCATAAAGGACTACCAGGGAAGTCCCTACCACCTCGAACAGGACTAGATGTAGCATTTTTCCTGATAGCCGAATCCTGCTCCTTCAGTGTTCTATTTTGATGCTCCAAAATACGAAGCTTAGATTGCTCATTCTTAACTTGATTATCTAATGAAATCTGCAATTTACTGGCTAATCCATATTGACGTTTTGATTGTGCAGTTGTAGCCTCACCCATCGCCTTCCTTAATCTGGTTACATTTACACCTTTCGTTTCTAGTTCATTAATCTGACGCATTATTGATGCTCTTTTTAAGGCTGCTTTTAACTTTGCATCAACACTCTCTCTTGCCCCACCATCGAATTTAGTAGGTCTAATGGGAGCTGCTGTACCAGCCATTTCTGTTTCCCAGGCATCAAACATACTCCATAGCTGCTTTTTTGTACGATCAGACGTATTCTTCCTAACCCTTTCATCTGCCTGTTCTAAAACCATAAAGTCATTAAAAATCATCCGTGCTTCATCAACAGATCTATTACCCTTACGACTGCGATTACCGCTTTTTGAGGATGTAGCTGCTGGTAACACCTTTCCATTGTCGTCTATTGGAATTAATTGAATTCGATCAGTTGACAGTCCCCTATTAGCATCGATATCCCTTCTCCTTCTATTTAAATCAGCCTCACGTCTTTTAAATTGACTATCAATCTCCCTCGTTAATTTACCCATTGATTGACCTAAATCATTCAATTGATCCCTGAATACATCCGATGCTCGTCTCCTTGTTCTACCAGCTTGCACTTCCTGATCAATATTCACCTTCGTCACTTCATTCTTCTTCTTGCTAAGTGCTATTTCTTCTGATGACTGCCTCTGCCACCTCTTTTGCTCCATACGCTGTAACTTGGCAAACCTTCCCTCATAAGCAAATTCAGCAGCCCTACCACCAGATCTTTGCGTCCTTGTATTCCCATCAGATCTTGCACCACCGATACCACCCTGACCAATAGCTTTAATAGACTTTCTTATCGCCTTCAGCCTCTCCTCAAGATCCTTTACCTGATTCAGACCACTCTGATCGACCTTTAAAGCAATATTCGCAGAATAATCAGCCAAGATCCTTAAAGCCTACTTACCTCCATCTTATCGACGCATTTTTGCCTTCCTCATCTGCTCCTCCTGCTCCTGGTTAACAATAGAAAAATATGCTGACCATCCCAGCATCTCCTCTGGTGTGATCTGCTCATGCAACATCTGTACCGTCATCCCTAGCTCCTTGGCCAGGGCAAATGACAGCATCATCCAATTATCCTTTTTTAGCTCCTTCTCAAGTGCTTTTCATGTCAGTGGGCACCTGCTCCTCATCTTCAGGATTAGTACCCATCACTGCCAACATGCACTTCTGCAAATCCTCGTTCCGCACCTCGTTCTTCAATTCAGCAGCTTGACCTGGATTAAACATCCTTGTCCCATTAGCATCCAATGCCTTGTTGATCAGTAGCTGCAAAGCAAATGCACCAGGACGATCTGATGCTGCTCCCTTCTCAGCCCTCTCAGATTCAGCCATCGTCAACGGCTTTGACCAGAACTCAAACAACGATCCGTCATTCAATACAACCTCATGCTTCCGTGCCTTAAGGTTCGCTGCCTTCTTCAGCTTGTCGAGAGCACTCAAAGGGCCTGCCATGTAAATACCATTGCTTATAGGTAATCCTATACATAAAAAAGCCCCTACGCAAAGGCAGGGGCCGTATAAAGCTCAATATCAGAGCTGGATCACAGAAGGCTGACCACTGAATTTGAAGCTCAGATTCGCAACCGTCAGACCATCAGGAGTAACGTCAATGCTGAAACCCATGATGGACACAGGGCCTTCGATATACATCGAAGCTGCATCATCAACGGTGGTTCCATCAGTCGTGACTGTATTGATATACAGCTTGACGGCAGCACCATCCTGATCCTTCTTCATGGCACTATTGATCAGACGATTATTCATCGTTCCTGATTGCTCACTGAAGAGCACTTCCATGCTGCCAGATCCATCAGCGAAACCAGGCTGAGCAGTTCTGAAGGGAGCCATTGAGCCACCAGCAGAAGCTACTGAACAAGGCAAGGAAGTGGTATCAAGCTCCTCACGATCAAGAGACAGTGAGAATGACCTGACGTGACAGCAGGTTGTGTAATCAGCCAACTTCATGTTGATATGAGCTGGAGCTGGACTATTTGCAGAACCTGTACCACCATCAGCAGCAATGGTTACAGCACCACCACCAGCAGTTGTGACCGTTACAGTCCAAGGACTAGCAGCTGATACAGCAGAGACTAGAAAATTAGTCTGGGAACCAGTAGTGCTAGCAGTCAGACCACTATCAAGATTTCCGCCTTGATCTTCCCAGAACTGGACTGCATCACCGACCTTAAAGCCATGGCTAGAAGGAACAGTAATTACACCAGCACCAGCAGGAAAATCACTGAAATCACTTAGACATACTGAAGTACCAGAAGGCTTGAACTCGACGGAGCC